TGATATGACGTTATATGTCTCAGATGATGAATTCGTCAAAGTATGGAACGAACTTGGCTCCCCTGCGCTAGTTTCTAAACATCTAGGTATGACGGTGCGGGCTGTTTATTCTAGGCGTAGAGGTATCGAAGTAAAGCACAAAATAAATTTAGAAACCACTAACCCGCAACAGCCTATACAACCTCAGCCTAAAAAGATACATCAAACGCCAGGGCAAGTGAGGCGGGGCATAGAATTAGAAAAGGGCGTGGTGATTGTATTTTCCGATGCACACTTTTGGCCTGATGATACCACCACAGCGTTTAGAGCCTTACTAAAACTAATTAAAGAATTAAAGCCTGCTGCCATTGTTTGTAATGGTGATGCATTTGATGGCGGTGCGATCAGTCGCTTTCCCCGTATTGGATGGGACTCTAAACCAACCGTTAAGCAAGAATTAGAGGCTTGTCAGTTTTACTTAGGTGAAATTGAAAACTTGGTTAAGTCCTGTGAACTAATTTGGACAATGGGCAATCACGATGCCCGCTTTGAAACCGTGTTGGCAAACAATTCTTCACAGTTTGAAGGCGTAAAAGGGTTTACGCTTAAAGATCACTTTCCACGATGGCAACCTTGTTGGTCTTATTGGGTCAATGAAGATACCGTTATTAAACATAGATTTAAAGGCGGACGTAACGCAGGGTATGCCAACGTTCTAAATAGCGGTGTAAACATCATAACGGGCCATACGCACGTTTTAGCGGTGCAACCCATAACAAACTATACGGGCACACTTTGGGGCGTTCAAACGGGCACTTTGGCTGAACCCAACAATATGCAGTTTGCTGATTACACGGAGGACAATCCTAAAGATTGGCGTTCAGGCTTTGCCGTGTTAACTTTTGATCGAGGAATGTTGTTAATGCCGGAACTTGTACAAGTTTTTGGCGAAGATGAAGTTGTATTTCGGGGCAAAATTATTAAGGTTTAAGCATGAAACTTACTTCCGGCAAGTTAGAGGCAATCTATTTAATGCTGCTCAAACTCAAACCTTTTGATGCCTGGAAGATGCCGCCCACAGATGAAATTATCTTTCAAGTGACCAATGAAACCGATGCAATGGGCACTTATGTTTATGATGATTTGCAGGAAAAACACGTTTTAACCATATCTAAAGCTAAAAACGCTCATTTGGAAACCGTGCTAAAAACAATGGCGCACGAAATGATCCACATGAAAAGAGGCAAAACCAAGTATTGGGATAAACACGATCAAGTGTTTAGAAATCATGCCCATCGGATTGCTATAGAACTTGGCTTTGATCCATTAGAACTTTAGTTTGTTCTAACAAATCTTCCTCAGTCACACCATAATGTTTAGCAAAGGCTTTGCGGCCCATGCCATGCACGCCCGTATTACCTCTATGGTGCTCAGGACATAGCCCAATCACAGGCGCAAGATCACGCCGCCCTGCGTGTCGGATATGGTGAATCTCGCAAGGTGTTTCACCATACCCTAAATGCCAACACAAACTACAGCCCAATTGAGCCAATTTATCGTAATGCTTGCGCTGCTCTTTACTTGCCACTTTTGATTTGCTCGTATGTCCAATTTTCTAACCCACGGGCCAAATAGCTAATTTCCTCAGCGGTTTGCAACGCCTCACGGAATTCATCTTTCAACATACATTTGCGGAAATCTTTAATTTCAGCCGTTAGCTTAATAAGACAACCTGAATAGTCCATCATAGTACACCCCATAAAATTATAAGTATCAGAATTATTTTGATGCCATCATATAAAGGCCGATGTTGCTTGCAGCGTATCCACCATAAATAATCAACATTGCCATGTTGCCTTTTAAGCCTTGTTCTACGGCGATATATGCGTAGATAAGCCCTGTTACGATAATTAGCCATGCGCTCATTGTTCCCCCTTGATTTCGATAAGTTTATCTATATAGTGCCGTGCTTTTTGTAAATCTTGTATCCCATTTTTTGCTTGGTATCGGCATATATATTTGATGATGTTGCCTTCCAAATAACCAAGATTGTTTGAAATAATAAAATCCCAAACTTGTATCGCATTTTTGCTATAGTGCGATCCGCCTATTTGCCTTTCATTTGCGCTCATTTTGTCATTTTGTCCATTTGTCGGTTACTTGCCTGTTCCGTGCGCCAGGCATCAAAACGCATCCTTGCCGCCTCTAGCCGCCATTTCAACAATTCCGCTTTTTCTGTTGCCTCGCCTATTGCGGTGCACAATTGCACATAATTCTCACTAGCGTATGCCTCTCGCTCTTGTGCGCCTATGCTTGTTTCGTTAGATTTTTTCATTTCAATGGCTTTAAGGCTTGATTTATATACTTCTAAACTAGCCAAATCGCCCTTTGCTTTAGCGTATGCAGGTGCGTTTTCCCAAATGTATTCAATCGCTGGGTGCGGGCTGTAATCTGTCACGCTGCCTCCGCAATGCGTTGTGCAATCCTAGTTCTAAATTGAGCCATGTCCTCACCTGGGCGTGGATTCATATCCAATTCACGGGCCTTATCCATTGTTAACTGCTCGGTACTGTACCAAGGCAAAGGCGGCTTTTTGTTAACCTTGGGCTGCATATCCAATTCATCTTCATAGCGGCCCTGATTGAGCCATGTAGACGGATGCGGAATGTACTCTGTGCCCGTTTCTTTAAGTTTCCAATATTCCAAATGATCATCAATAGCGCAACAAGCTAAATCCTGTTCCATTGGTGTTAGCTTGTTAAACGCCTTTATCGCTTCTTTTTTGGCAACTTTGCGAGGATATTTTGACCAAAACTCATCAAAACTCATGTGTTCTTCTCCTTGAGTTTGGCTTCCTTATCAATAATGGCTTTAAATTTTTTCCAAGTTAGACACCAAGCGCAAGGCTTTCCGGCACGATCCCCGTTGTCACTGTCCCAAATGCCGGGAATGCTGTGACCATGACCCGGTGCATTTCCGTCACGACGATCACGATCCAACTCATTACGGACAGCCTCAAGAATTTCTCTATCCTCATCCGTCAGCCCGACCCATTCTTTGCGTGGTGGTGCGGTGTCATGCGAGGTTTGGTCCATCATTACTGTTCGTGCCAATGCCTCACACGTTTTACATGGTGTTGGGTCTGTGTATAAGGCAATGTAATAATAGTCAGTCCAATTTGGCACTGAATCGACATCATCGGATCGTTTAAACCCATCCTTACCATTCCACCACGCCACAGGCTCAGGCTCATAACTCAACCCCAACTCCCGAGCGTTGTCGGCTTTCTTGTCTAGCGCTTGTTGCCTCTCTGCTTGCTCGATTGGGTGCGTTTCAATCTTTGACATTCTTCGCTCTAAATCGCATAGACGGTTTTCAATATTTTTAGTAAAATTATCGTTGCAATCTAGCGGTACACGGGGGTCAACATTTCGCGGTGTTGACTCTTTTTTTACGGGGCTGTGACACGCATAACATTTATTGTCATCATTCATACCTGTGCCGTTACAAACATTGCAAATTGTCATTGGTTGTTTTTCTGCTTGCGCTATGGCTTGGCGCAGAGCGGTGTTCTCCTCATGCAAGCGGCGTAGTTCGGCGGCGGCAGGTTTAACCAAATGTAATAAAAGGTCGTAGTCACTTTCTAATTGTTTAGCCAAGCGCAATGCTTCTGGTTGTGTGTTCATGTGTTTCCCCTTGCTTTACATTCATCGCATAGCCAAGGCATTGCACCCATGTCGCTATCGCCACAATCAGCCACCCAGCCGCTGCCAATGTCTAATCTTTTGCCGCAACCTTTCGGCATGACATACTTCAATCGACCTTCTGCTTTCAATCGTTCACGCTCATCTTGGCGCACTAACTCGGCAAAGCGTTCAAGGTCATTTGAGTCCTCGTATGCTTTCCAATAACCATCACGCTCTGACAAAAGCAAATCCGCTTGTTCAGCAAGCTGTTTGATTCGTTCGTTCATTTGTGCGCCTTAAAGTATCTGCTACACCAAGCACAAAAGCCATCATCAAGTGTAGACCATACTTGTCCACATCCCTCGCAAATCAATTCTTTAGGCTTTTGAGGCGTTTTTTTGCCAAACCGATAGAACCACCTAAACACGTTCATTTCTTTCCCCTAGCTGAGTAAATAG